GGTAGAGGTGTAACTATATCAGCAGATTATCAAGCAGACTTACGAGTTCATCAACTTGACAGGGATGACAATGTATTGAAAACTTATGTTTTCAGAAATGCATGGCCGGAATCAGTGGGTGAAATTGCGTTGGATACTGAGACTGTTGATACACTTGAAACATTTGACGTATCTTGGAGATATCAACACTTTGAAGCATCTGGTGTATCGCCTGGTGTTGCTGCTTCAGTTGGTTAAAATTGGTACTTATAAACCTACTAAATAATAAGAAATAGTAGGGAGATATAATGGCAGAGCTCTTTGGATTTAGTATCAAACGTGCTAAGGATACGGGTGGTGAGACGTTCACCACCCCAACTCCTGACGACGGTAGTACAGAAATTGCTGGTGGTGGTTTCTTTTCGTCTATTTTAAATACAGATGGACGTGAAAGATCAGAACTAGACCTAATCAGACGTTATAGAGATATTGCACAGCAACCAGAATGTGACAGTGCAATTGAAGATATCGTAAATGAAGCAATAACCTCAGATGAACTTTCTCAATCTGTATCAGTGGTCCTTGACCGTCTAGGTTATTCCGATAAAATCAAAACCCTTATAAGAGAAGAATTCAATAGTGTGTTATCACTTCTTAGTTTTGAAGAGAAGGGACATGATATTTTTCGCAGGTGGTACGTGGATGGTAGAGTCTTCTACCATAAAGTCATTGATAAAAGTAATCCAAAGAAAGGTATCACCCAGTTAAGATACATTGACCCAACTAAGATTAAGAAGGTACGGGAAGTACAAAAAGACAAAGACCAAAAAACGGGTATAGACCTAATTAAAAAGATTGATGAGTATTATGTTTACAATGAAAAAGGATTACATTCAGCAGGATATGGTGGAGGACAACAAGGTATAAGAATTGCACCAGACTCCATATCATATACTCCTTCAGGTTTGATTGATGCGAACAGTGGCAAGGTTATGTCTTATCTTCATAAGGCAATTAAACCTGTCAATCAGTTACGTATGATTGAGGATGCTCTTGTCATTTATCGTATTTCTCGTGCACCTGAACGAAGAATCTTTTACATCGATGTTGGTAATCTGCCCAAGATTAAAGCTGAGCAATACTTAAAGGATGTGATGAATCGGTATCGCAATAAGTTGGTATACGATGCATCAACTGGTGAGATAAGAGATGACCGAAACCACATGAGTATGTTGGAAGACTTTTGGCTTCCACGAAGAGAAGGTGGTCGAGGAACAGAAATCACAACATTGCCTGGCGGCTCTAATCTTGGAGAGATTGACGATATTGTATACTTTCAACGAAAACTATATCGGTCATTGAACGTGCCGATATCTCGATTGGAAGCAGAGAACAATTTTAGTCTTGGTCGTTCTACAG